TATTGAAGACGCAAAAAGAATAATAGATGAAATTGCCACTCATTCGATAGGATTATCTGTCAATGTTAGTATTCCCGTGTTGGAAGCCGGACTTAAGTTTGCCCGACATGAAGGAGTTCAGTTATTTCATTCAGTGTTTTCGGTTTGGTATCACTCATATAGCTTTTGGATTTTGGTCATTGTTTTAATAGTAATCGTTATTGCTTTAATAATATGGTTCTTTAGGATAGTATTTAGTTATTCATGTTGTGCCTGCTCTTGGCTCCTTTTAAGAAGGAAAGTGTCAGGATTAGTCAGGCCTCGAAAAGACTTGGAAATCCAGAGAATTCGCTCTCGTATATTATATGATGAGCATGGACCATATTTACCTTATAAACACTATCGTATTTACAGTGAAGGGAGTGAATTACTCCCCGTCGCTCCATTGTTGACGACTGTAAAAGAGAGTGTGCAAATTGGGTCAAGTATTGAGACAGTAATAGATGCGCCTAAATGCATTGGCCAATTTTTAGTTGGAAGAGACGTAGTAGGACATTTTTCAAGAGTTTTGTATCAAGGAAATGATTGTTTGTTAACTGCTTTTCATGTTATCGAGACACATCATCTCAGTGACCTTAGGCTTGCTAATAATGAGAAAACTATACCATTTTATTATGGTTGGGAAGTTCTCGCATACTCTAAGACAAATGATTTAGACTATATTATTTTTAAGGTGCCCTCCCAAAATTTTTCTGCCCTACAATTAGGCCAAGGGAAGTTTGCGAGCAACCATCCCATGAGAATGGGAGTGTGTTTGTATGGAGCTTATGAAGGTGGTATAGGAGTGTCTTTAGGTAGTGCTGTTTTGGCAGATAGAGCTTTTAGAATTAAGTATAAAGCTTCTACATTGCCTAGTTGGTCTGGCACCCCAGTAATGAGTGTAAAAAACACCATTATAGGAGTGCATACTGATGGTGGTAGTTCATATAATTTAGGTTCAGTGATTCCTATCTCAAAAGAATCGGATCATTTTGGTTCTATGTTTGAGGAAACTCAAGCAGAGGATCTGAATGACTATTCACAGACTGAGATAGTTGATCGTGGAGAGCATAAAATCCTTTTATCTAAAGGAAAAAGTTATGCTTGGTTAGAATCTAAAAGGAAAGAAGAGCAGTTCATACTCTCAGTAAAGGAAAAAGGAGGAATCCTTTGGGCCGATATAATGGATGAAGAAGATTTTATGAAGGAAACGTTAGTTGTCTGTGTAAATTGTTCATTAGTCCAAAAGAAAGCTAAGAAATGTACTAGTTGTCTTTTCCTCTTAGATTCAAAGAAGGGTATTAAACAAGTTGAAAACACTTTGAATGAAGTTAGGAAATTATATCCTAACATACCAGAGTTGGATCCTATCACGACAGAGTTGGAAAATGTGGCGGCTACGGCCGAACATGGTTCATATCATGATAGTAGAATCTTGAATAATCCCGAAACACTAACACAATTTTACCCGAGAGAGTTATCAGGTGATATCCTTATGACTAAGGCAGCAAAGAAAGAATTTGCGCGAAATGTGGAAAAAGTTAAAGATTTGGAACTTAAGGGGGATGACATTAACGTCACCAAACATCACAGAAGTTGGTCTGTTAGAGATGGACTTCCTTTTGACCTACGTAAGGTTGAGGAAGTTGAAACATTGCCTCAAAAAGTTAGAACTAGAAGGAAGAAAAGAACAAGTAAAGTTGCTAAGGAAACTCTGGTTCCTTTAAAATGCGATCGCCCACAAGATGTATCTTGTGGGCCGATTCCTTTAAATGGACAACGGAAAAACCCTTCAGTGCAAAAAGCACAGAAGTTGGATGGAGTACTTGCAGATTCCAACAAAGCGGACAGACCATTAGATCTGAAACCTTTGAAAGATTTGCTGAACTCTATCCTGAACGAGTTGAGTACGAGTGGCCATTAAGGGAGTATCGAGCAGAGTATGATAGTTTTAGATTTCAAGCAGATAGGTTTCTTGAGGGTCGAGTTCCAACTAATAAAGAACTCGAAGTTGTTTTTCTTAAAATGGACATATTATATAACAAAATACGCACACCAGATTATCTTTATGGTTATGATAGGGATGAGCTTAAGAATCTTATACGGATGGTAATAATACCACAAATTAAGAGAGATGCCTCTCCTGGTACACCATATGCTGATGGGTATCGGACTAACGGCGCTATGATAGACGGCATGGGAAGTCATTTAATTGAACTCGTTCTAGATAGAATTGAGAATATAATGAACTGGGATGCGAGTTTTAGTCGTAGAACTGAACTTATTGATTTAGATTTAATGGATCCAGTGCGTTTGTTTATTAAGAACGAACCACACACACTGGAAAAGTGCGCAATGGGCCGCTTCAGATTAATTATGTCCGTTTCAATAGTTGATAAAATAATTGAAATGGTTTTTAATATGCATACTAACAAGCAACAGATAGCCGATTGGCAGAACATCCCGTCTAAAGCTGGGATGGGTTTCACTCTTGATATGGCAGGAGCTATATATGATACATGCGATAAGCATGGACTTGAAAATTTAGCTTCAGCTGATATCTCTGGCTGGGATTGGTCTGTCAAACAATGGTTATTGGAAGCTGAGACCGAATATAGAATCAGGTTGCAAACTTATGCCTCCGAGTTTTATAAAGACTTTATGAGGAAGAAAGTGTTGCTCGATTCCAATTCGATTTATCAATTTAGTGATGGTAAGTTAGTACAATGTGATTTTTCTGGTTTGCAGAATTCTGGGAAATACAATACATCGAGTGGTAATTCCATTATGAGAATTATCACTGCCTTTTTAGTGGGCTCCAATTGGGGCATTGCTATGGGTGATGATTGTATTGAGAGTACAGTATCTGATGCACAATCGAAGTACCTAGATTTAGGTTTCCGATGTAAGATGTATGAACCGATTGAGCGAGATTTTGAATTTTGCTCTCACATTTTTACTAAAGATGGTGCTTATGCTTTGAACGTCAATAAGAGTTTTATGAAACTTTTTCAAAATGATCAGCTAAGCCTTGTTGAAAAGAGACTGCTTACCATGCAATTTGAAGACGATATAGCAGCGTGTCCGACTTATAAACAAGTTATGGACTGCTTGCACCGCGTGGGGTGGTACGCGAAAATATGCCAAAGAAAATAAAACAAACAATGGTTTTGTTAACACCTAAAGTTAACAAGGTGAAGGTTACACCTAAACCTCGTAAGAGGAGAAACAAAACCAATCTTTTAAATAACAACCGAAATGAAGAGATGGTAGTTATGAAACATCCTGCTGTTCCAGAATCAGTAGCTACTTCTAATAAAGTAGCATATAGCAATGCGTTAGCTAGTAAAGTAGCTAATTTAGCACTTACGAAACAAGAAGTTTCCTTCTTGAAATGTGCCTTTGCAGCACCTGATTTTACTGGTATAGATGTTGCAGGTGTTCCTGATCAATATAATGGTTTGTCATTAGTTAAGAAACATAAAAGTATTATACCATATAATTTTGCTCCTTTGTTTGACTACTATTTTATTTTGGCACCTGTTCCAGGTATAGCTTTCTTCAGCACTAGTGTGCCAGTAGGGGGTCCAATATTGGATACCACTACTTTTATTGCATTTCCTTACTCCGACTTTGGTTCGTTGTTCGGAACTGTTTCTACTGCTAATGCTAATACTGTGTCTAAATTTCGTTTTGTCTCTAATCATTTTGAATTAGTTCCAACTGTCAATCAAATGACATGGACTGGTAATATTCAAGTTTTTACTGTCCCTTTGGCGCTTAGTCAAATGACTACTCTTGGAGATACCAATAGTAGTTTGAGTTGGGTCATTAATGGAGTCCAAGGTCTTAATAGTACTAATTCCACGCAGTATACAGCGCCCTTTAATTTAGGGTGCTTTGGTGCTGCTTATAATAGAAATTCTACTTTTGACTTTAGCCCTATCATGGAAGCTGTCATTAGTGTCCCTCCGAACTTGTCTTATTTAAGTTTTGGTGCTTTTGGTACCTTTTTAAATGCTAATGGTATTCCTGGCTTTGATAATAATATGGATTCATTGGTTATCAAAGTGTCTGGAGTTTCTGCAGCTGAGAGTTCCATTCTTAAGACATGGGCGTGTGTTGAATACCAAGTTTTACCCGGTTCTGGGTTGTATGAATATATGACTCTTTCCCCTTGCTACAGTGAGCAGACTTTGAGACTTTATCGTGAGATAATTAGCTCACTTCCTGTTGCTGTAACTTTCTTAGACAATGCAAATTTCTGGACTAGAGTTTTAGATATAATAAAACGTGTTTCCGGGAGTTTGTCTGTTGTCCCTGGACCTTATGGGTTGATAGCCGGTGGTATTAATGCAGCCGCTACTGGTATCGAGACGCTTGTCATTTAAAAGATTATAGGTTGGCACCCTTTAGTGCCCATTCCATGTATATTTAGAAATGGATGAGTAAAGAAGCGAC